CCTTACTGATTATCAGATATTTCTGACCGCCCCTTTTCTTTAAAAGAACGACCCTGTCATTTACTTCAAGCGTTCCCGCCGACATTGCCACATCGAGCTGATTTCTCCCCAGTGTCAGCTTTTGTTCAAGGGATATTTTCAAAGGATTTGAACTTATCACCTTCCCGAAACAATAATCCATCGGATTTGCAGCGTTTACTGCTTCGATTGCCGCTTTCTTGATTATCTCCGTAAGTGTTTTGCTGTCAAGCACTGAATCCACCCCCTGAAAGCTCCAAATTCATAAAATGCTGTTCATGCTTGTATTCATGCTTGCATTTTTCCACCGTCATCAGATGACCTGTAACGCTGGTATTCCCAAGCTTTAAGTTTACAAGCACCAAAGATCCCGCCCTTACACTGTTTATACCGAATGCATTCTTTACCGAAAGCGTCTTGTTTTCGGTATTGTAAAGGGAAAGAAGGGACTCAGCCTTTGTTTTTCCGTTTTCGTCCTTGTTCAATGTGCCGAAATACTGTAAAACACCCCATTTTTTGATGTTGGAGTTGCTTTGCGCTGTATATACTTCACGTTTTCCCGTGTCTTTGTTGTCATAGGTGAGCTTTACCCTGTTGTACGTATCATCGTCAATAGATGATTTATACTCATAATTCTCAGCAGCTTCATTGTCAATAAATACATCGGTTTTCATGGAGCTGATATTTTTAAGGGTAATTTTACCGAAATCATCATACAGTACATACATTTTCTTGCTGTTCTGAAGTGTCAGATCAAGAGCGTTCTGACTTATTTCAAAAAGACTTTTGTTTTCCTCTATCCGGGAAGGGATCCTGTATCCCGTTCCTTCGATAGCACCTGTTTTCAGCCCGAAATCACGGCAAAGCATTTTTATTACTTCATCTGCGGTCTTTCCTTCGTAAACATAGGTATCTTTGTTTTTGAAGTATCTGAGTTGGTCAAAACAGGTAACCGTTACAACTCCGTCCTTGCCATTCGACAGCTTGAAGATATATCCGTAAAAAATATTATCGTTATTCTGTGTAAATCTTACAATGTCACCTTCACAAAACTTGTATTCTTCCCATAATACCTTGAATTCAAGCTTTCCGGGACTTCCTTTTCTTTCCGTCTGCCATGTTACCCCTTCCACGATGGAAGGGGAATATACTGTGTTTCCATGCTGTATTATAAGCTGTATATTATTTATCATGTTCATTCTATCACCGCCTTACAGAGCCGGAATAACAAGCTTATCACCTGCTGCTATTGTCTGATTGCTCCCGCCGTGTTTCGCTATGACACGCTTGTTATACACATTGTCCCTCAGCACGGTATACTTTGAACCGTCACCATAAAACCTTTTGGCGATAAGCCATAATGTATCACCCGACTGCACGATGTATGTCTTGTTGTTCTTTTTGGGAGCGGGAGAATTTGCTGTATTTCTCCTGCTTCCGTTTAGCCGTAGTACCCCGTTTACCACCTTATAGGTCTTGACACCATAGTCCTTATGCTCCTTGAACCGCATTGTAACTATCGTGTCCGTTCCTTCTCTCACATCGTCCCTCACCGTATATTCTTCCAGTGTCACCCACACATCATCATTGTATATGGGATTTCCGTTAGCATTTATGCGGACGATAAGCAGAACGCACGGTGCGCTGCTTTTCTTGATGCTTTCAAACTTTTCAAGGAAGTATTCCGCATCCTGAAAACCGTTTCGGTAGTAAGCAAAGGGATAAGGATTGTTAGGAATAAGAAGGTCAAAAGTGAACTCCCGCAGTGCGGGAGTTTTAATGAGATTTATTTCCCCTTCGTTGATAAGGGTCATTGTCTTGTTAAGTGTTCCCGTCTTGATGGTTATACTTTCGGGAAATATGGGCATAGGCGTTAAGCCTATATACATATGATACATCAGATATGCACCCCTTCCGCTGTTACCGCCATTGCATCAATAAGCTTTTCGGAAAGCTCATGTATGATAACATCAATGTCAGCTTCACTTGATATGCTGTTGCTCATTTCTATCTTGTTGGTTATCTGTGGCTGATAGATCTTGTTAAGGACTTCACGCTCAGTCATTTCCCTCAGATATTTCATATCATCATCGGAAATGTGGGGAGTATCCTTTTCGTCCTCATCGGGAAGCGTTTCCGTGTAATATCCCGTAGGAAGGAAGTTCTGAGGTCTGTCCCCAAGAATACGCCTTGTCTGATCTGCTGTGTAGACTACCTCACCGCCGCCGAAATTGATAAGTTCGGGACCGTTCTCACCTACAAGCGCAAGACCCGGAGCCGCATTCAGAGTACCTGTCGCATATTCGTTATCAGCTCCTGTGACTTTACCCTTTTTATCAACATTTACGCTGACATTAAAGGTTGAAAGTCTTGACATAAGGCTTTCGATGGCAGATACCTGTGTTGCCAAATATCCATAGCTTGAATTAACACCCTCTGCAAGAGAATCAACAACGGATTTTGCCTTCTGATAAGCAGTACCTGCCTGTTGTCCGATATTTTGAAGTGATCTTGCAACTGCCTGTTCACCCTTTTGCATAGCCTGTTCAATGTCAGAAACTTCAAGAGCAATACTTTTACTTGTATCTGACATAGCCTTATCGTTATCCTGCCATGCTCTGACTGCTTCTTTTACCGTTGCATAATCACCGTTACTGAGTGCCTCCGCAAAAGCGTTTACAACAGCTGCACCCTTTTCACCTGCCGTTTGCGGCAGCTGTGATGCATATTCAAGGAATTCATTCCATTCCTGACGTGATACACCTATATCGGCAGAAGATGTTGCAGACAATGTTGCTATACTTTCATTAATACGGTTGAAATAATCAGCCTGAGCATTAGCACCGTCAATGTAGTTCTGGATTATACTGTCACCGTCAGCAATTATCTCATCAGTGGTTTTCTTATAGCTTGCACCGGCATCTTCAAACAGATCATATTGTTTGGAAAAACTTTCATATGCTGCCTGATACACCTCATCATATTTTTCCGCAGCTTTTCCCAGTTCCTGTGAAACGCTTTGCAGTCCCTGTGTTATAGCCTCATCGGACTGATCTGCTATATCTGTAGTATGACTCGCTGAAATCTGTACAGCATCAAGCGTTTCAAGCCATTTATTAGCTGTATCAACACTGTACCCTGCTGCTGTAGCAGCATCATTCCAAGCACTCTCAGCTTCTCTGATAGCATCGTTTTCCTTCCTTAAAGAATTTTCATTTTCTTCTATATCCTCTTTCAGTTTGAGTAATGAACGTGAACTTGTAAGAATATCATCGTTGATTTTTTCACCGGGTATGGCAATAGAAGTTGACGATGTTCTCATTTTATCTGCGGTATTACCGGGAGCGTTCATAACCCTTTCAAGTTCTGCACGCTGCACCGACAATTCCTGTTCAAGTCTTGCTCGCTCCTCATATGCCTTGCGTAACTCAGATATGTTGTCAGGATTTGTCAGATATGATATACCCTCTGTTTTCTTTCCGTTTTCGGTAAAGTCATTTATAAAGTTTTCTACCGGATCAATTCCTGTAATATCACCTGTAGTATAGTCTACTACAATATCACAATTAAAAGTATTATTGAGATGATCTGCATATTTTCCCATCAATTCAAGATCTGTACTTGTTTTGGTAGATTTGTCTGCAAGTACATCGAGCTGAGCTGCCATAATATAACCCGCTGTAGCGGTATCCTCTACGGATTGCATATTATCTTGATACTGCTTGTGTGCATCAGAAATAGCTTTTGCCGTTTCTTCTGCCCTCTGAGCAAAGTCAGCAGCCGCTCCACCGCCTTTTTCGTACTGAGCTGTAAGCATATTAAGGCGTTCTTGTAACTGCTGAGCCGCATCACTTTCAGCACCGTACATTTCAATAGCTTTCCTATGTGTTTCGACAGTATTTTCAATATCATCCCTACACTGCATCAACGTTCCGTTGTAATCTTCCACTGCATCTTCCGCATTTGAAAACGCTGTGACAAGTGCAGCGGTAAGACCCACCGCTAAGCTTATACCGCCTGCAACCAGTCCGAATTTGCCCGCAAGACCTGCAAGCTTAGACCCTGCCTGACTTGCAGCATCCGCAACACTTATACCCTGCTGAGCGGCTATTTTCATTGCCATCGAGTTTTTAAGGGACATAAACGCCTGTGTTGCCTGTGATGCTATGGGAACAACAGTCGTCAGACCGCCGACCAGAGCACCGATACTTCCCGCAAAGCCTGTCACACCTGCTGTAACTGCTTTGTTTTCCTTAGCAAAGTCTGTGAGCCAGTCAAGCGCACCCTTTCCCATATCATTGAGTTTGGAAAGAGCGGGAGTGAGTGCATCACCAACAGCGATCTTCAGATTGTTCGCTGAGTTTTTCGTCATCTGTATCTTGCTTTCAAGCGTAGCATAACGCTTGTTCGCTTCGTTTGCAAGTGCATTGTTTTCTTCCCACGCCTGACTTGCAGTTGATACCGCTGATGACATAAGTCCGTTACTGGAAGCCAATGCTCTGATAGTATTTGAAAGACGAATGTCATCAAGATTCATTTGCTGTAAGATAACAGATGCTGACGCTCCGTTTCTCTCCACATCATTAAGTCCCGTGATAAACGCCTGTAATGCTCCAACTGCATTATTTTCAAAGGTATCTGCAAACTCCTGAGCCGTCATGCCTGCGGTGCTTGCAAAGTCTATAAGCCCGTTTCCTGTTTCAACTGCCACCTGCATATTGGTAATCAGCTTGGACATTGCCGAGCCGCCTGCCTCCGCTTCTATGCCAACAGAGGACATAGCAGCGGAAAGACCCAGTATATCAGTCTGTGTAAATCCTGCAAGTGTACCTGCGGAAGCTAAGTAAGAGGACATATTTACAATGTCCGCTTCTGTTGTAGCGAAATGATTTCCCAGGTCAACGATTACAGAACCCAGGTTTTCATAATATGAAGGATCCATTTGAGTAACATTTGCAAATTTAGCAAGCATTGACGCTGCCGCATCTGATGTCAGATTAGTACTCTCACCGAGGTCTATCATCGTTTTTGCAAAGGAAGCAACGTTGTTCGTTGCAATACCGAGCTGACCTGCTGCTTCCATTACTCCCGCAATTTCCGTTGACGTTGCGGGCATTTGTGAAGTCAGTGTCATTGCCGCATCGGATAAGCCCTGAAGCTGTTCCTTCGTTCCATCTACCGTTTTATAAATGCCTGTTACCGCACTTTCAAACTCGATAGCAGCGGAAGCCGCCTCTGTCAGACTGTCCTTTACAAATCCCAGTATCTTATATCCACCTGCTGCAATAAGCATCTGGGATATGCTGTCCGCCGTGGACATAAAGCCCTGTGAAGCATTCTGACCTTCTTGCCCCGCTTTTTCTATACCTTCACCCAACTGTTTTGAAGCTGTTTCTGTTGCCTTAGCAGCTGTTTCGGTACGTTCCACCGCTTCAGTGAATGCATCCGTTCCGCTGTTTGCACCGTTCATGGTCACTTCCATTTCACGGATAGAGTCATTCATGTGATCTACCGCAGCTCTTGCACTCTTGAAAGCTTCATCGTTTATGGGACTTTCCATGTTCTCACGCATCTGTTCCATAGCCGATACGGTATGATTTACTGCATTGACTATCTTTTCTATGGTGTTTGAAAAGCTGTCACGCAGTTCAAGTGTACTACTTACCGTCATTTATCTCACTTCCTTTTACTTGACAGATCATCTTGCATATGGTATAATAATTACATACTTTGCTATTTTTTAATTATTAACAAGTTTAAGCGCCAAGTCAAAGTAAAACAAAAAAGGTGCCGTCCCTGAAAAAATGGGACGGCACCTTTTTCTATTTCTTTGGTTTTTTTCTTGCTTCTTCCTCTGCTTTCGCCTGCTCCATAATGGAAGCTATCAGAAATACCTTTTCTTTATGGGGCATTTCCGCAAAGGTTGACGGCAAGATGTGAAGCCGTTGTAGAGCTAAATGAGCGAATAACGCATCGTTATCGCTCTTTATCAGTTTTTTGCTTCTTCTATATCATCATCTATCGACTTGTTAAAGCCGTTGAATTCTGCAATAAATGCTCCGAGCTTGTCATATTCTCCCGGATTGTCGAGCATAGCGACTATAAGTTCTTCCGCTCCCATGACACCGTAGCTGTCCTGAAGCTCCGAGCTGTTAAGATTGGGTTCTACTACGGAAGCGGTTATAAGCTTCAGCGTGTAAGCTCTTGTATCCAGCTCCGACCTTGTAATACCTTTTTTATCCTTGACTTTCTTTATACAAGCGTCCCTGAAACGCTCATTTTCTGCTGTAGTAATGGGTCTTATCTCCCATTCAAGGGGATTTCCCTTTTCGTCCGTGAATGCCGTTGATGCGGCATACTTTGCATTGGGTCTTTCCTTTTTGTTTTCTTTTAAAAATCTTGTAAATGCTGACATAATTTTTTCCTTTCACAATGTATCAAGGGGAACGCAAAGTTCCCCTTGTACTTTGGTTCTTACTGCATACCTGAAAGAAGGTTGAACTTCTTCTTTATTGTGAAGTCATCGAATGTGAATGTTGCATCCTCATCCAGTACCTCACTGTCTGCATCGAGCTTAGCGATCACACCGCCGTCAAGATTGCACTGCTTGAGTATGGTAATCTGCTTGCCCGCTTCTGAAGCATCATCGTTGTTGTAGACTTCCATATCGAAATAGATGTCCTTGCCTGTTTTCTTGTATTCTTCCAAGAGTTCACGGAAAATGGAAGTGTTGTAACGGATTGTCATAGAGCCTGTACCCTTCCAACCTGTTGCCTTGTTTCCTTTACCGGTCTTACCCATGATAGCAACTTCTGTTTTGGTCTTGTCTATCTTAGCTTCGACCTTGACTACCTGCATCAGAAGGTAACGTTCATCGCCGCTCTCTTTATGCAGTGTAGTGTAGCACTTACCAAGCGCACCCGAAATGGTGTCTTTAGCGTTCATAAGTGTATCAGCCATTTATAATCACTCCTTTCTTATGCTACTGTAACAGTCATATACAGCTTTTCCATTGCGCCAATAAGCGTGATGGCATCGGTAACAACAACGGACTTGTTGTCGTTTCCTCTTTCAACAGTTATATCTGTATCGCTGAAGGGTTCGATCGCTCTCACTCTTACAAGTTCAGTGTGGTGAGATACTATCTGCATCCAAAGAGCTGTTCTGCCCTCATCATCATTGGGAACGGTGCCGAGGAACTGTGTATTGAATACAAGTGCAATATCGTTTGCAATGCAGTCACACACTCTGATAGTCTGATTGCTCTTGAAGATGCTGCCCTTTGTATCGGAAACAGTTGTGAGAGAGTTGATGTCAACAAGCACACGAACATCCTGTCCAACCTTGTGGAAGGTAAATTCGCCCGCATTGATAGCGTTTTCAAGCTGTGTCTGAGTGTATGTAACGTCAATGTCGTATTCACCGTCATACTTCTTGTTTGTCAGTGATGCGTTTACTGCTGCCGCAGCGTTTACGCCTGTCACCCAGTATACAAGCTCATAGCCTGTCTTAGTAGCATCGGTGATAGTGTTCTTGACATTGATGACACCTTCGTAATCAGCAGCAACATTGTGTGCAACAAGCTGAAACTTCTTGCCCACTTCGTCACGGAGCCTTTTTGTGTATGCAACGTAAAGACCCTTGATAGTTGTATCGTCTGAAGCGCAGCCCAGAGCATTGAAGCTGTAAGCTTCCAGCTTATCAAGGAAGTCCTGATGTGTTTCACCTGTGGGAGTACCGTTTGTACCGCCCGCAAGAGCTGTACCCGCAGTTGCGGTAAGTGTAGCATCTGTCTTGAAGTCTACCCAGTCATTGGAAATAAGCCCAGCAGCAGTTGCGACTGTCTGAACGTCCATCACCTTTGTTCCTAAAAGTGTTGTAACGTCCCACTTTGTGTCATCATCAACGTTTGCTGCTATCTTGATAGTCAGACTGTTACCCTTTGTACCTGCGTACTTAGCTGTAGCGTATGTATTTGTTGCCTTATTGCCGCCGCCGTCAAGACGATAGCAGTAAGCAGTTTTCACATAGGCAAAGAATTCACGGAGTCCTTTAAGACCCGCATCATCATAAGCCATGCCGAAAATATCAAGGCTGTTTTTCTGGAAATCAGCATTTGAAACTTCGATGATCTCACCTGTCTTGCCCCAACCTGTGTATACGCCGATAGCTGCTATACCTCTGTCAGAGAGTGAAGCGTTTGCCTGAGCTGCAGACACAAAGTTGATGTAAGCACCGGGAATGACCTTGTTCATAGCTGTAAAAGTACCGCCGCCTAAAGCCATTTTAGTTCACCTTACCTTTCATGAAGTCGTTTAATATCTTATCCGTTTCGGATAAAGTATACATCTTATCATCGGAAAGAAGCACTGTCAGAGCATCACGCCTTCCCGCATATCTCTTAGCGGATATAAGCTGTTCCTTGCCGAACGCTGTTTCCTTTGATACGGGACCCGATGTTGCTTCTCTCTTATCTGTTGCAGTTGTCTTATCTGACATTGTTTACTCCCCCTTTACGGTTTGAGTTATTGTAATATCCTTCATCTTTTCAGCGGGAACACGTTCACGCTTGACATTCAGATCGTAATTCACAAAGAAATTCAATACCTCATCGGTATTTTCATTGTGAATATCCGTTCCGTGTACCGTTATTCCATCAACCGTTATATCATCAACTGTCGTCATCAGCCGTTCTATAACGTTTCTGAATTCCGTTTTGGGATCTACCTTGTCGGAAGGAAGATACTGGATGCATATCTGATTTGACATACGATAAATATTATCCATTATCCGTCTGAAAGTTGAATTCAGCAGTAAAACAAAAAAGCACGGTTCATCCGTGCCCTGAGCTGTGGGGTCCGAGTATATTTTATACTCATTCCCGAATTCAGCATAAAGGGCATCAGCGACCGCTTCAAATATATTTTCAATCATAGACCAACGCCCCCTAAGAATTTATCATACACACCCTTGATTATCTGTGGTGCTATCTGCTGTAGTTCCTGCTCCGATATAGTCAGCATGAACTTTCCGGGAACCCAGCTTTTTACAAGCCGTTTCCCAAGAGCGGGAACATATCTTCCGGGAGTCTGTCTGTGACCGTATTCAACATATATCGCATAAGGTACGGCATTGGAAATGACGGCAATGTAATTACTGCCGCTTTTTCGGATGTCAGCTCTCCAACCACGGCGTAAAGTACCACCGTTTTTTCCGTCTGCCGCACCTTTACGAACGTAATAAACATCACCTTTTTTGTGGTGCTTACTGTCTTTTCGGGCTATTCTCTGCTGTGTGATACCGTAGTATCCGATAGGTGTCCGCTTGATAACACGTCTTAAAAGGTTCTGAGCCAAAGCCTTTATACATTCCTGACACACCTTTTCCTTGTTCTTCTGCAAAAGCTGAAGCTTTGCCTGAAGCTCCTTGAATTCGGATATATCAAATTTGCCAAAACCCATTATCAGCACCACCCATCAAATAACTGAAGCGGTATCTCCTGATGTGAAACATATACGGAAGGTGCTCCGCTTGACTTGTAAGTGGTAGTAACGCCGTTTTGTGTAACGACTATTTTTGAACCGCTTTTTATATTCGTTTCGGGAGCCAGAAACAGCTTGACCAATTGTGACACCGCCGATGCGGTATCGGAAGGGACAGAAGGGTATATGTTGTTGTGCTTGTTGAATGAAAGTCTGCACGGCAAAGCCGTATAGACCGTCACTTCACTTTTTTTCGTGAAATGACTCTGACCACTGACTGCATCTGTGTATTCGATAACATCACATACCCCGATATAGGTGCTTTCGATCGCTGCCCTTGCCTTGTTCTGAGCATTTGCAGTATTCACGTCTGTCACCACCTCAGCTTTCGGAAAAAGCAAAACTGCTTTCTGCCGTTTGTAAGGAAGTAATTGATGATACTGTCAAGGGAAGCAGCTTCGTTCACACCTGTATCAAACTGTACTGTTGTGTCGCCTGTCTGTATCGACTTTACGATCTCTGTGAGGTCAAGCCCTTCCAGATCTCCCGGTGCGAATGTTTTCTTAGCTAACAGAAACTCGCCTACGCTCATATCAATTGAGATATGACAAAGACCATCAAGAATGTCCGTAAGATTACAGTCATTCTTGATAGTGTTCTTCACCTTTTCGCAGCAGTATTCCACTGCGGGCACATCGGTTTCAGTTACGGTATAGCCGAGCATTGCAAGTCGTTCAGTTGTTTTGGTTATAAACTCTGCATCAGTCATTTAAGAACACCATCCTTCGTTTCACTTCGTTTTCAGCTTAGCCCAGTGAGATAATTCTTGCAAGAGGAACTGCCTTGTGGTTGATAGCACCGTTGCTGTTGCATACCAGTGACCAGTTAAGACCGTTCTTCAGCTCCGTGTTTGTGGGGCTGTTTGTGCTCTGTACCGCTTTGGTGTAGGATACACCTGCAACGGATATAGCATTTCTCTGACGGGAAACAAGGGAAGTCTGACCGCCGTTTGTGAGAGCATCACGAACCATTTCATAAGGCACCATTGCACCGACCTGTTCAAAGCCGATAGCACCTTCACCGAGAACGTATGTTGTGTACTGTGTTCTTTCAACACTCTCAGTTGCGTTTGCTGTGATAGTTGCAGCGAATGTGGATGCTGTTGCAGATACGGATGCTGAGAATGTAGCACCGGGAGCTGTAAGCTTCTGTGTACCTGTTACCGTGTCACCGTCAACAGTCCATATGAAGTTTGCGATCTCGCCTGTTGTTATGCCCGACAGGAAAGTCTGAATAGCAGTTGCTTCCTTCGCTGCCGTATCGGAAGTGGGGAGCTTTATCTGATTGCCTGTTGCAGTACCGGATACCCACTCGATCTCTGTACCGCAAACGGTGAACTTATCGGCTGCTGTAGCAGTTGTGCCCACCTTGATAGTGGAAACGGAAGGTGTTACAACAACTGTTGTTGTAGGCATGGAGTCATCAACAACTACTGTTCTGCCGTTCCATGTACCCATTGTGAGGTCACGCTGCACACCGTTTTCGTCTGTGTACTTCAGATACTGGAGAAGATTTAGGTTTTCGAGGTTTGTTGCAACCGCACTGTGACAGAACAGCATTGAGAACTTCTGCTTATGGTCACCGCAAGCCTTCTGGATAGCAGTGTTGAGTGTTGTTGCTGTCATTTCCTTGTCAGTGTTGCCCGTGATGTCGTAAGTGTGCTTCTGTACGAACTCAGCGTTAGCCGCAAGAACAGCACCGGAGCCTGTGTTACCCATCTGGAATACACCTTCGAGGATAGCAAGCAGAACGTCCTGTGTAACATCGTTCCAGTATCTTGTCACCTGTGAACGAACGTTCGCCATGAAGTCGGTACCTGCTGTAACATCGTAGGTGAAGTCAGCTTCTGTCCAAGCCTTAGCTCTACCGTAGGTGAAAACACCCTGCTTGTAAGTGTCTGTTGAACTGGGGACGATATTTGTTGAACCGTCATAGTTCTCAGGTGTGCCGCCGATAAGTCCGTAGTAAGGAAGTGTCGCATACACGGAACCTGTCTGTGTCTTGTTTACAAACGCATCAGCAATACGCTTGTCGGATGTAATAGCTCTGCTTTCACGGAGCTTGTTAAGCTTTACATTCGGAACTACCGACATATACTTCCCGAATACTTCTTCGTTGAAATACTTGCTGTTGAATAATTCAGCCATTTTTCATTCACTCCTTTTTAGTTGTTCGTTGAAAAAAGTTTTATTTCACATTGGGGTTTGCTTCCATGAACGCTGTAAGCTCATCAAAAGTCATTTTTGACATATCCACTGCTGCATTCGGTTTAACATTGCCCGAATTGCCCGGCTGAAAACCTGAAAATTTGTTTTCCTGTTCACGGAACATATAGGGGTCTGACTTTCTTACTGCTTCAATTGCATCCGAAAGACCTTCCACCGTACCGTTTTCCAATAGCTTGAATTTGGAAACATCCGCAGTAGCGGCTATCATAGCACGGACAGCGACCGTGTTCTTAGCTCCCGCTCCCGAAAGAGCATTGTTTACAGCATTATCAAGCTGTATCTGAGCGATCTTTGCTTCATAAGCTTTCTGCTGATCTGCATTTGCTTTCTGAAGCTCCTTAATGTCGTTCTGAAGCTTTTCATTGTCACCGTTATCCTTTTTGAGCTTGTCAAGCTGTTTGTCCCGCTCCTTGACAGTTTCTTCAAGGGTCTTTTTGGTTTCGTTCACTTCGTCAAAGCGTTTTTTCGGGATATAGTTTCCGTCCAGTTCACTTTTATGAAGTGTTACCACCTTTTCAGCCTGTTCGTCCGAAAGTCCCATTGCGATAAGATCTTCTTTTTTCATGATTTCTTAAACCTCCGTTTTTTACATGGTTCGTACCATGATTGGTTTTTTTGCGATTATTGCAAAGCTTTTTACGACTTCATGCTTTGGTCGATAAAAGCTTAAAATATTCCTTCTATCTCGGCACGTTCATCAAGCACTTGTGCATAGTCTTCCATAGCTTTCAACTGCCTGTCGTATATTTCTCTCGGACAAGTAGGTGTGAACTCCAACGTACCATTGTCCCATTTTTCAAGCATTGTTTTTAGCCCATTACACCTGTTTTCAAGCTGATAATACTCAGCCTTGAAACGTTCTTTGTAATCTTTACTGTTCATCATTTCCACTGTTTTACTAAGTTTCATAAAAAACCTTCTTTCTGTAAATTTTGATATATCAAAAGCGACCACATAAGTGACCGCTTTATCATTCACTAAAAAATACCATAGTCATTACTACAACAAAATCCAAAAGAAATATGGATATATTAGCAATGACGATATTTCTGTATTTCTGTATTTTCGTTGGCTGACTTTTCTTTTTATTATTCTTGTAAGCCCAAACATTATCATAGCTATAAAATAAAGAATAATTCCGAGATCATGAAAGACACTAAAAATTGTTTTCATCATTTTTGTCCCTGCTTTATCATGCTTTATAATCAACTGCGGGCTGTACGCTCCAGTTATAGTAAAATGAAAAGTAAAGATTGCCGTAAAAGCACTTGATATAGACCTTGTTCCTGTCCTCTATCTTCTGCAAGGGAGCCAAAAACTGTATCTTGTCACCTGCGTAAAATTCAATAGGATTGAAGTCAAGGGGTTTCTTGCCATGGTTCCACTTCAGACCTTCTGCTTCACATTCGGTCAGAAACATGGGCATATCCTCAGCCTTGACAAGGTAACTGTATTTGCTTTCCAGAAACTCATTACTCAGCATATCTTCACCTTCCCATGAAAAAAGCACCTTGTTTCCAAGATGCTTTAACCTTTTTCGTAAAACTCACAATCTTCAGTCCCACGGTATATTTCATCGGGCTTGCCGTTGCTGTCTTTGGGACCGTAGATCTTGCAGTATGACCTGCAACCGTCCTTTATCCATTCGCCCTGTATCTCCATTCCCCTGAAAGCACAATCCCTGCACTGCGGGAATTTGATGATTTTGGTGTTATCGGTAAGAACATCATTTTCAAGACGTTCCGACAATGTCTTTTTTTCGCTCATATCACTTCATCCTATCTCTGAGGTTCACCCTGATTTACGACTTCAATGTCAACATAAAGCTTACCATAACTTCTTTCGACTTTGGTTATGCGGAAGGAAGTTCCCTGCTGCAAGATTATTTCCGCTTCATCTCCATAATCAGACTGCTGTGAAATACCGTCCCAGTTTCTGCCCGCTCCCAGTCCGTATTCTGAAAAGGGTTCGGCATACATCATTTTGGTTCCGCCGGGGCAGTACACATTCATGATTATCGGTTTATTCGAAAAGCCCTTGCCTTTGGCAACACCGCAAGAGAAAAAGCCGTAATCGGTAACTTCTGTTCCCAACAGCTTCTTTTCAAGCTCAGCGGTATTCAGACTTTGTAGATCATTCTGCGATATACCAAAGAACTTATCCATTCCCTGATAACGGCAGCCACGCTGAAACCAGAAATCCTCATCATAAGACGATCTGTCAATAATGTCGGTCATCTTATTTATCTGCTCTCTGACTTCTCCTGTCTTGTATCCGCTGTAGCTTTTACCGATGTCGTCAAAGTCAACGTTTCCGACACCAACATACTTGTTTGTACCATAATCAATTCCCCTGAGCGGTTCATTGAATTTATTATAGCTTTTGGTATAATCGAAAATAGCATCCTTTTCGGATTTTAAAGCATTGCGCCATACTTCACCCGAAACAGAACGCAGTTT